AACCACCGGATGTTGGTCTTCGGGCTACGGGACATCCACTTGTAGCCTTCGGGATCGTTCTTCGGATCCCAGAGCTTGTGGTTGATCCAGTTCTGGCCCTTCGTTGGGTCGTTGTTCCACCCAGTGCCACCAGGGAAAAGACCATTCTCGGTCATCGTCAGACCGTCGTACTTCAAACTGGTGAAGTCTGGGTAGGTGCCGTCTGGGTTGACCCAGTTGCCCACCTGTGCGCCGTGCTTGCGCAGCACCATCCACCATGAATACTCCCGTGCATCACCACCAGCCCACACGTCCACCCCAAGGTGGTCGAGGCCGAACCGCTCTTGATCCCCAGTGGCGTAAGGCTCTGCCGCCATCCACGGGTTGTCCACGAAGTGCTCGCGATCATCACCCGTCACGTACTTCGCCATCTCATCGATCTGATTTTGCAGGGTGATCGGCTTGCTGACCATCCATGACGGGGCTGGCGTGTGCCCCTCGTACGGCAGCAGGTTGCTGGTGTTCGTGCTGTTGCTGACCTTGCCCACTGTCCACACCTTCAGCGCCGTGAAGGTCATGCGGATGCGGTCGCAGATGAAGTGACCGTGCGCAAAGTGTTGGTTCACCCGCACCGGTCGGCCCTCGCCAAACGCGAAAAACGACTTGCCGCCCTCCATGGTGACGGGACCAGGGGGTGAGGTTCTCGGCCAGTTCAATCGACTGGTCCACGTATGTCCCCAGTAGTGGAAGAACCAGAAGTCCAGGTAATCCGCTGACGCATCCACACGCATTATCACCCGGAAGCATCGCCCGTCGAAGGTAACGTGGAAGTGCTTGCCGAAGTAGTGCCCGCTCGGTGACCCTGGTGGTGGGGTCATCGTCTGGAACCCCTTGAGGATCTGAATGCCCTCCCACTTCATCTCGGCGATGATGTAGTCCATATTGAGGGACACGAGTGGCCTGCCGCCCGACGCCAGCATCTCAGGGACAGGGATGGTCGTGGCGCACGGCCCGTAGATGTTGGTGGGTGCAGCGACGTACCCACCCTTGGAGAAACCTGCGCCTGCTGCGTCACCCCACGCGCCGATGTGTGGTGTGGTCAGTGGACCCGCACCCTTGGGGCCGGGGGCTAGGTCGTACGACGACTGCGTGCCGTTCTGGTACAAGCCCGAACTCACCGGAAACCGGAAGTCCCAGGTGTTTGTCTTCGTGCTCAGGTAGGGGTCATCGAACAAGGGGTCACCGATGGACGAGCCGAAGATGCTGTTGCTGCTGTTGCCAATCTCATAGTGACACGTCACCACCTTCATCTCGGCAGTGGTGTCCACCCGCTTGGTGTCATTGATCGTCAGCGAACGGAAGCAGCAGTTGACAATCTCGCAGTCCAGCGCCGTGTAGTTGAACCCGGGATCGGAGGCCAACTCAAAGTCCTGACCCGTGACCGTGATGCTGCGCAGCAGGACGTGGACGTGGGTGCCACTGAACATGGATCTCATCGCAGTCGGTGGCGTGTCCGTGTTGATCTGCACCAGCACGTTCTCGATGGCGATGTCGGTGTAGGTATGTCCACCGTGGTTGAAGGTCAGCAGTTGTAGGTCTTGCGCGTCGAACATACGCAGACCACAGATGACCCGGTTGGTGACGGTCTTGGGTTGCAGGTACCCATCGTTCCTGACCAACTTGTTGTTGCGGTGCAGGAAGCAAGTGGTGTTGATCACCGCCCCCTTGCTCTCGTGGATGATCGACTCCCGACTGTCGTAGATGAGACAATCACGGATCAGGGTCGGCTGGTACGCACCGATGCCCACACGGTGCATCGAGCAGCCCGTGTAGTAGACCCCGTCCCAACTCGCGGGATCCGCCCACTGGAATGGCAGGGTCTCATCGGTGGCGGGTGGCCCGACCAAGTCACACGCACTGAACCACAGGTAGGTGCTCGTCCCCGACAACGCACCGGACCTCAACTCCATCACGTCGAAGGTCATCCCGTAGAACAACAGGTGGGACATATTGCGCCACGAGTTGTCGAACCCGGACATGATCACGTCGGCCTTGGCTACCCCCGCCGCAGGAATGATCGTGACCCAACCCCGTGTCGAGGTGGGGCTAGGCGTGGTCGCAGCGAACTCCGTGTGCGTGCCAGCCATCAGGAAGATGTAGTGCCCACCCGCATCGCTCGACCCGTCCGCTGCAGCGAGGGCGCGCAACGCCTTGTGGATCGTGCGGAAGGGGGAGGTTGTGGTAGTCCCCGCATTACTGTCGCTGCCCGCTGGACTCACGTAGCGGGCGGCAGGACTGAACGATCCCCCCGCATTGTTCAGGATGGTGTAGGTGATTACCTTGGCCGTGCCACTGACCGGGGTGGCCGTCACCTCCACCGTGACTTGGCCATCCGCCAAGGAGCCCATCGCGAACGACGTGTTGTAGCACCAGATGGCGTTGTTGTGCTTGGTCAGGTTCGACCGCGCCACCACCGTGGTCGTGAGTGTCGCCGCGACGTTGTCGGTCAGTTTGAACTTGACCGAGGTCATGTGCTTGACGTGATACGCCAACGCACCCACCTCATAGGTCGCACCGGTTATCTCAAACGGGACTTCCGTTGATTGGCAAATCGCCGTCTGAGCCACGGGCTACCTCCTAAATTGTCCTCGGATGACGCGACTCGCTTCGGGACAGTCCTGGCGAAGTAGATCGATGTCGGCGTTGATCTCAGCAATCACCAAGTCCAAGGCCGCACCCTGATGCTTCGTGCGTGCGTCGTCGATCTTGTCGTCGAGCTTCACGATTGCTGCCTCCACTTCTTCTTTGGTCATGCTCATGCTGCTGGCATCGTCACGGTCATCGCTGTGATCGACACGATATCGGATGCCGTGATGGTCAGCGTGTTGAGGTTGAGGTCCGCACCGCTGGTTCCGACCGTGCCTTCAAAGACGGTGCTGTTGTTGCGGTCTCGAATGCGGCACACGGCTGCTGGGCTGGCACCACCGGCTGCGCTTGTGTCGTTCGCTATCGTGCCAGCAATGGCTTCGCCGATGTTTGAAGCGCCAGAGGCACCGAACGCTGGGTTGGCGAACTCGCACTTGGCCAACTCGACCGCGAAGCCTGCGTCCCAGATGGTGAAGTCACCGTTTGCGTCTGTTGTTCCGACATCGATAAGATCCACAAGTGTATTGCACATACCGTTTCGTGCGGCGGTGGAGATATTGTTCATTGCCATGGCTACGTCTGATCCTCCACCTCTTCGGTGTAGTAGAGAGATTGCTGGAAAGACTGGGTCAGTTGTGCTGCCGTCAGTGGTGCACTATCTGTGAAGGTGACATGAAGTGCAGGGTGTGGAGTCTCCCGGGTGATGACCACGTTGAGCACACCCACCGGGGGGATATTGCCAGTGGTGAACACGACGGAGGTACCCGCTGAATCGAAATCCCACTCGCCTGCCGCGACCGTCTTGAACTCGGTGCTGACCTTGACGATGATGTCCGTGTTGTTGAGGAACTTGTCCGAGCCACCATTGAAGTCGATGAGAAACGTGTCCTGGGACCCGTTCCCGTTGTAGCTCATCTGTGCGTTCTTGTCGGTGTCTGGCATCTATCTCACCTTCTGCAGTTCGGAGAACTTGGCCCGGATGACTTCCTGTCGGACTTCAATGGACTTCTTGGATACTTCGGGGAACTCTCTCATCATCAGTCGGGACGCTGCTGTATCGAAGCGCCCCACGATGCGGCGGATCTCTAGGATGCGGGGGGAGCCTACCTCCATACTGGATGTGGGGTCCATCGCCTGATAGCGACGGGACCGCATCAAATCACGCAGCGCACGGCGGATGGTCTTGCCCCCGATCTTGGTGTCCTTGCGCAGTTCCAGCATCCGGTCGTAGGCCGACTGGCCCTTCTCGTTCCTGAAGGAGCGGAGGTCCACCCCCCCACGGTTCGGCTTGGGTGGGGTGAAGGAGTGCTGCAGCTTGGCGATCTCGGTCATAATCAGATCGTCCGACACCTCGGAGAACGCCATGGGCACCGTCATGTTGGCGATTGAACCAAAGGTCGAGTAGCCCATGGACTTGATCCGCCGTACCTCATCGCCGAGGAAGTTGCGCTGCGGGTCAACGGACCCGTGGTAGGGGATCAACTTGTCCATGACCGCGTCGGTGAACCCACGCACCTCGCGCATGTAGGGGTCGTCGTCGCCAGCCAGGGCGTGCGCCGCCTCCGAAATACCTACCGGTATGAAAGAAGCAGCTAACTTCGGCCACCACCGGGCGAACTTGTTGCCACCACCATCGAGAAGGATCTCAAGGACGGACTTGAACCCCGTCATGTAGGATTTGTTCGTGGCATTATTCATAATCGAACCGACGACAGCCAAGGACAAGTCTTCAGCTACACCCGCGTCATCGTTATGGAGGTACTGACCGATGGTCACCATGTCCGCGATGGTGCCCAGCAAGGTTGCGAAGGGGTCGAGGCGGCGGTATTCCACGTATTTGCCCTTTGATGAGCCCACTTCGGGAATGAAAATCGAGTAGGGCTGCCACCCAGTGGCCTGCAGCAGAGCACGCTGCTCCCTGTCCGTTGGACCACGACCAGTCAGGTGGACCGTGTCTTGGTTGTCGTTCACCAATGCGGCTGCTGCGAGCAACGTAGAGAACCCACCAAGCCCCACAGTCAGTCGCCCCATGGCCTCTTCGCGTGCCAACTTGATCGCGGCCCTGCCCTCGGCAGATGTCGGAAGCACCCCCGGGGGCAGATCCACGTTGCCTAGTATGTCATTGAGGAACTTGCTGCGCATCCTGTTGACGTTGGGCATCTCCATGAACGCCGCGCCTGCGCCCAAGTCGCCCTTCCTCATCGCAGTGGCAGCCTTGCCCAGTGCACCATCACCAAGCATCGAGTGGACCCTCCCACCAACTACTTTACTCCACCAAATCCGCATCATCCCCAACAGTGGATCAGTCGTACGGTCCGCTGCCCACGTCAACAGGTTGGTGGGGGTGCGGATGAACGGGATGAAGAACTTGGCGATAGATACCGACTGTGCCCAGTCCTGCGCTAATGCGCCTGAACGCTCGATAACTCTACCGTCGCGACTCAACGGGTTGGTGTAGGTGTCGATCTTGGCTTTGGTCCCTGCGTTCTGGTTGACGAGGCGCATCAGTAGCGAGTCCTCACTGTTCCACTCTTCCGAGGCAAGTCGCTTCGCCTCATCCATCATCTCATTATCGTTGACGAAGTCGTCAGGGTTCAACTCGTCCATGTGCTTCTGATTCAGCACGGTCTCGTTGATGACCTGATTGTCGTACGTCAACTCCTTGACCTTCTTCGACGCCCATGTGGCAGCCGCCTCTGGATCCATGGGCACCCCTTGGTCGATCTGTCGCTCGAGGTGCACCCGTCGCAACAGGTTCTCAGCGTTGACGTGGAACGACAGGTACTTCGCGAAGCTGTCCTGCCCGGTCAGAATTGCACCCGAGTAGCGCATCTTGCCCAGCGTGTTGATCAGGCGTCCTGCGACCGACGTGTCCGACAACCCGAAAGTGTCAGCGACCATCGCCTTCTGCGGGCCGCTCACGTCTTCGTACTTACTGCCGCCAAGGAACCTTCCATGCCCCGCCCTCATGTCCGCGAAGCCGACGCGCATCGCCGACCAGAAGTTGTTGATCATGTTTGAGTAGTCGGACATCGCCTGCTTCATGCCGGGGAGATTCCCAGCCAGCCCAGCCCCGACCAACTTCTCAAACGGGCGGTACATGGCCACCATCCCGTTGGAGATGGGGTTGATGGCGAAGGTACGACCACTGCTCAGGATGGCTGACAGCCAGAACTCGATCAGTGCGTCGAAGGGCGTGGGGGACCGGTGCGCCTTCTTCGCCAGTTCGATGATGCCAGACTCTTCCGGCATGTGTGCCGTTTGCCGCATCAACTCGTCGAACTTCTTGGCCCCAGGACCACCTTGGTAAGCACGCCTAGCGAGAACCTGAAGGCGTGCTGCCCCCACGAACCCTGCCTTGTGCATGACCAGGTCGCGACCCGAGATGGCACCAAGTCCTCGCACCGTTCTGGTTGCTGATTCCAGACGGTCCATCGCTATGGCGTAGACCACTCGCGCCTCGCCAGCCACCTCGGGCGCAGCACCCAATGCTTCGGTGGCCTTGCGCTGTGCGTCTCGAGCCACCTCTTTCAGAACCTTGACCCAAGCCCGCTTCTTGTTGCTGGCCCGCCGTGCCTCTGCCAAGACATCCTCACCAGCCTTGCGGAACTCCAGATCCTTGGCCAGCCATTCCGGGATCTCAGCCTCGGACAGGATTCCCAAGAGATCCTTCAGTTCGTCACCGGCACGCTGGTCCATGGTGATCATGGTCTGCGCGTCCACGTCGGGCGGTCGGGCCTCATCGTAGAGTTGTTCGACTGCCCGCACATAACTTGTCCAACCCTTGTCGGTGGGGGCCACGTTCGACAGGTTCAGGTGGGTCTCCATCACCTCACCCACCGCACCGTCTGGATGGCGAGGGTTGGTGGCCTGCCCACCCGCGTCCTCGATCTGCTGCACCCGCCTCAAGGCGTCCAGTGCCGCTGTGATATTCGGTTCGTGCACACCCGTTCGTGGCCTCTTGATCTCCACGGAGTCCAGCACAGCGTCCCCTGCGGCTCCCTTGGCCCTGTCCCGTAGTTCGGCGACAGCGTGGGCCTTGGACTTGTCCCGCAGGGTGAGGATCTCGTCCGTGTCAGCCATGCGCCAGACCCGCAAGGCCACGTCCCTGTAGAACTTGTAGGTGTTCCCCTCGATCTCGACGGAGTAGACACCCCCCGCCTTCTTGGCGGTCTTGGTCAGTTCGATCAGTTCATCTTCTTCGGTCACCCGCTTGGCTGCAGCGTCATCGGGACGAAACTCGGGCAAGACCTGATCCATCGCCTCCTGCTGGTCCTTGGCCCTCATCTTGTCGGTCACTAGGGATACGTCGTTAAAATCGTGATCCACGCCCTTCATCGGGTCACCCACCACCCCCGCCTCGGGATCACCGGTCTCGACACCCTTGATCTTGCCGCCCTTCATCCGGGCCATCGCCTTGATGCCCTGCACGAATGCGTCCACCGCGACACCCAGCCCAGCACCCTCCAGCAGGTTCTTGATCCGGCCTTCCAACTCCGAGTCATCAGCGTCGGCGGCAAGGTAGTTGACCACCGCGTTGTCGAGATCGAAGTTGTCCTTGAGCAGGTTGGACAGGCGGGCCTCGTGTGCCTTGTAGGCGAAGAAGTCCGTGCCCATACCGACCACCAAGTCACGACCGATGCGCGAGGCGACCGAGTGCTTGCGCATAGTGTTGTGCGCCTTCTTTGCACCCTTGCCCAGTTTGCCCAGCCTCGCCAACTTGCCAGCCTTGCCAGCCAGTCCGATGCCCGGGATGAACCCGGTGAGGAACTGCGCCATGCCCTCCACCAGACTGCCCGCGACTGTCTCGCTGTGACCAAGGAAACGTGCGTCGTCCCAGTCAGGCAGCGCGTCACCGACGATTGCGTCACCCAAGTTGTAGACGCTGTTGATGAATCCTTCCACGCCGCGAAGGGGTGCAGCCCCAACGTCGAAGACGTGATCCCAGACTGTGAAGTCGGATTCCACTTCCGCTGGATCGGGTGAGAACTGCGAGCCAAACTGCGGGGGCTGGAACGGCTCGAATGGCTCGGTCGGTGTGGGGTCGAACTTGGTCATTTACCTTTCCCCTTCTTCTGACGCTCGCGTTCGAGCCGCTCGAATTGCTTGAGTTTCTCTTCTACTTGCTCCATGCGGGTGCGCCCGAATTGATCCCTGTCTGCCGGGTCCTCGATCTTCTTCTTCGGCGGCTCTGCTGCCTTCTTCGGCTTCGGCTTCGCCTTCGGTTTTGGCTTGAGTTTCTTCAGGTCGATAAGTCCCTGGCGCATCCGCCTACGCACGTTCGGGTCGTCGTCGGCGTGTTTCCCCTTGTGCTCCTTGCGCATTTCCTCGCGGGCTTTGCGGCGACTAATCGAAGCCGACTGTTCAGGTGTCAGATCCGCCGTCATCTCCTTCTGTAGAACGGGCTTCGGCTTCGGCTTACCATGCGGGGCGTTGTCCTGTAGGTAGCCCTTCGGGTGCTGGTCAATAAGTTTGCCTTGGATCTTCTTCCAGCGAATGACATCAGGGTCTAAAGATGGGTTCTTCGCCGGATCCCACTTGCCGAACCCCAGTTTCTCAGACAGTGCTGCGAAGCGGTCGCCGTCCGATGTGAACTCTTCCATGTCAGCCCGCGACTTGAACATGGCACCGAGGCTGTGCTTGAGGTTCAGGTCGGCGACCGAGAAGGTGATGGGCTCGGTCAGGAAATGAAACCGCTCATCCCACGCTTGTCCGTGCTTCTGAGATACGCCGACCGGTCTCCCCACATCCTCATCCGGTATCGGCATCCTGACCGTGAAGGACGCATCCTTCGCGCCCTCGATGTCGGTGATGAACACCTTGCCCGACATCTGCAACGCCTCGTAACGCAGTTGATTGCGGAACTTCTCGCCGCCAGCCGGGATGCTGCCGATCTTGACCAGCGTCACGCCGAGTGAGTTGTGCCACTCGGCAGTACCGCCCGTCCCGTATTTGGCTCTCGACCGGTGTCGCCCCCACGCCTTGCCATCGATCAGCCCACGCAACTGTGGGTCTAGGGGAGAGACTGTGCCTGTCATGGAGGCAGCAGACTTCTTCTCCATCGTGTCCCTGGTATTCCCCTTGTGGCTGGTCTCATTGAGAAGCCTTTCTGCCTCGAGCATCGCCAGCGCGGATTTGTCGGACACGTTGTTCTGCTTGTAGACCTCGGGCATCTGCTTCTTGATCTCGTCAAGGTCCTTCTTCCAACGCTCTATAAGCTCGCTGCGAAACGCCTCAGAGCCCTTGCCGAACTGCTTCTTGTTGCTCGCGATTCGTGCCTTGCGGAACAGGGGAGGCATCTTGGCACGCATGTACGCTAACTCTCTGGCCTTCTTATCAGGGTCAATCGTGAGTTTAGGGTCATATTTGCCGTCCACGAATTCAGTGATGGCGACATCCAACGCCTTCACCAACGCATCACCGGCAGGGGCAGTGACCTTGTCCGAGTAGAAGACCACGCCCTCGCTTGTCAGTTTGTTGATGTCCTCGATCAGGGTGCGTGACTGCACGCCGATGCCCTCGCGGTACTTGGCCACCTCACCCGGTGCGACACGCTGCCCCTTGGACTTCCGGTCCAGCAGTTCCTCGATGAGCTTCTGCCGGGTGTCATTGAACTCGTTGATCGGTCTGTCCGCGTCGTCCCGTAGTGCCTTCAGAAGTCCTGTCGCCATGGACTCACGTACTGCGGAGAGGCCATCATCGCCCGACGCCTTGGCCTGATGAAAAATGCTTGCCGCCTCTTGGCGTATGTCGGCCTCGGCCTGACGGTGTTCCTCCAGCACTGGACGTGTCATCCGGTCAGAGATTCCGAGCCCTCCGTATTTATCGCGACGGGTGCTCATGCCGTTGAAGAACCCCTTGTAGCGCGCATCGTTGTTGAGCACCGTGTTCGACGCGCCCACGCTGCCAAGGATCGCCTCGGCTGCTTCCAAGCCCTTTATGTTGATAGCCCCAGCATCGAACAGTTGGTTCATGTAATCGCGTGCGACCTTCACGTCCTGCTGCGCCATGCGTGCGACAGCGTTGACAGAGAAATCAGAGATCGCTGCGCGGGTGGTTTCGTGGCCAAACGGAGTGGCCTGATTGCGCCAAGTGATTCGGGCCTGCCTCATAAAGTTGTCAAACTTCCGGCCCTGCCCGAGGTTGAGTTTCGCAGCTTCAGACCGAGCCGACTTCCTGAACTCCTTCTCCAGGGCTGCCAGAGCCAAGGCGTCCTTGTCCTCCAGCGCGTCGAACACTTTACCCCAAATAGGCATGTCGGTAATGTGTCTACGCCACTCGGCCCCACGGTTGTCGCCAACCCCGGTGGCCTCTGCCTTGCGCAGCATCTCGTCGAGCAGATCCTCGGCTGCATCGAAGCGGGGGTCATCGCCTGCCAACTCCCCCTTGGGGCCTACCACCACCTGTCTCGACACCTCAAGGAGTTGGCGTAGTTGCGACTCCAACTCATCGGGGTTGTCGTGATACTTGGCTTCGATCTGCCGCGCCTTGCCGACGATGCCCTTGGCGTACACCTCAACGATGTCGCCCTTGAACCCCAGCCGGTTGTCGGCAATCCACTTGCTCGCGGACGCAACCATCTGATCGTTGATGACTTCCAGCGCGGGACGTTCTCTCCCTCCCAGTGCCTTCTGGCCCTGTGTGTACAACTGGAGCGTACTAAGATCGGTGTAGGTGGTCGTCGAGACATCCATGCCCGCGTCCAGTCTGACGTGCAGACCACGGACGATCTCAACCTTATACTGGGCGAGTTTGTTCTTCTCCAGATCCTTCCACACCCGGTCAGACAAGTCGCGCTCGTACTGTGGGAGGTAGTGTGCGAAAATTCTAATAGCGGCGGGGTCTGCCTCAGAGGATCTCGGATCCAGTTCCGGGTGAAGTTTCCACATCTGCTGCACGCGCTCGCGCAGCCTGGTCTTGAAGTCCACGTTGGGGACATACTCGCCGTTGCGGAACACACCCCTGGTCATCTCCCCAAGGTCGTCATTCCGCATCGTTTCGTAGATGGCGTAAGCAGCGGCCTCAGCCTGCGCCTTGCCCACGGCCCTGTCCAGCAGGGGCATCCTGAGTGGGGAGATGACCCCCACGCGCCCAGCATCGCTGATCTCTTCCTTGGTTTCGCGCAGATGCGGGGGCGTAGTATCGGGTGGTTCCGCCGAGATCCCTGGTTGTCCCAGGACTGGGTCTCGGTGGGGGTCGTCGTGATAGACCGGTTCTGGTCCCTCAAGGAACCGGATGGGGCCGTCCTCCGCTGCAAGATCCTCTACGGTCTCGTCGCTCCGCTCATAGTACTTGGAGAGACGTTTGGAGGCATCATCCTCGGCCTCCTGCGCAGCCTGATACTGCCCCACAGCCTTCGCTGCTTGATTGATCGTCTTAGACAGCCCCCGGAAGTCGAGCAACTGCCGTTCAGGCTGGAACCGCTGGGGACGGATACGCTCGTAGGCTGGTCGGACGTGGCCTTGAGGGTCGATGCGCCGCTTGTCACCTGCGGACTGGATGTCGGCCAGAGTGAGTTTCCGCTTGGCTGCCATCTATTTCCCCTTGGTGGCACTGTAGATCGAAAGCCCGGTGCCGATGCCCTGGATCGCGTAGTTTGCGTAATTCGGGCGCGGGGTCGGTGGAAGCTGCGCGTTGAGGATCCGGGCATTGGTGTTCAGCGCGATAGACTGGAGGTTCAACTCGGCGAACTGGCGCTTGATGTCGAGGTTGGTCTGCACGGCCCCCTCGAATTCAGCCTGCTGTCGCTCAAACTCCCCCACCAGAGCCTCATAGTTACCGCCAAAGGCACCGATTTCCCCGGCGATAGTGGTCGCCGTCCCGACCGCTCGGTCTTTCTCCCGCCGGTTGGCATCGATCTCGACCGTTGCCGCGTCGGCGTCTGCGATCTCTTGGGCGTGAATCTCACCCATGGCGATGCGCTGGGCCGCGAGCGCGTTCTTGGTCTCCAGCAACTCGCGTTGACGCCTGAAGCGTTCAGCCCTCGTCCTCGTAGTCCTGGCTTCCTCGGCCTGGTACCACGTTGTCCCCGCTGCAATTACGACTGCTGCTACTATTTCCACCATGATACTTCGCGTACTCCAGCTTGGTGCCCGTGATTGGCGTGTCAGAAACCTCGTATCCGAGCCACTCAAGCCACCTGATATGCGCTGGCTCCCTAGAGTCCACCATGTTTCCACTCAGGTCGCAACCGTCTGTGATTCCCGCGATGATGCGGCGGGAGTTTCGGGCTACCCACCTGGCCTCCTTGTCTACCGCCGTGGTGGCAAAGCACCAGATGTTGCCGTAGGTGAACTCGTCCATCTTATGGATGTAGCAACCGAATAGGGCGGCAGGCACGTCATCGATCAGGAGGGTGTAGCTACGCGGGTTCGACGACAACCGGCACTTCTCCAGGATGTCGTAGGGGTTGCCGTACTCCTCAGCCACAGCCCAGTCGAAGGACCTCATGCCATCCGCAACCTCCCGACCATCTGCAAAGGTCGCTTCGCGGATCAGAAAGCGCCGATCCGAGACCGGCTGGAGTAGTTCGATTCGTAGTCTATCCCCTTGGGATTGCACGGGTAAGGGCTGTCGTTGGTGAGGATGATGCGAACGTGTTCAGGCTGGGCTCGGATGCCGAACGTGAGTTTACCATCACGGACATTGACCACACCCAGGTAGCTCGAGCCCATCCCCACCTCCAGCATGGGGACCAGATACGTGCGTGTGTCGCGGTCCACGATGGTGGAGCCATCGGAGTGCAGCGCGGGGGCCACCTCCACCTTCATGTAACCGGTGTCCTCAAAGGTCAGGTGGGCACGCAGCAGTTGGAACCGCCCGGTGGAGATTTCCTCGGACACCCGACCCTCACGCCGACGACGCAAGCTCGGTCGGCTGAATTCGTAGGTCATCGTGTAGTCCGACCCCACGTAGAACTTGAAGTCGTCGGTGCCGCCTGCCTTGACCCTGTTGTAGAGCGCCTGGATGGGGTCAGAGACCTTCAGGACGGAGACCCTGTTGCCACCCGAAGTCCCGAAGGCGTGCGTGTAGGCAAACTGCTCGCCTTGTGGGCCGGTCGCTGTGCCCACCCTGGACACGATCCTCATGGTCTCAAGGGTGGACTTCGTATCGCTCCCCACCAAGTAGGGCAGGATGATGTCCAGCGTCTTGTTCACCGAGTCGTAGTCGTACGTGATCAACTTGTTCCCGGCACCATCCACACTGGCATCTGAGATCCTTCTGTCGATTAGCGTGCGGAACAGGGCGTCGGTATCGACCTGTCGCTGACCAGAGAAGGTGATCTTCTCCAGGCTGTAGGGCAGTTTCTCGCCCTCAGTGTTCCGCTGGACGATGAGGTACAGGTCGTCCTCATAGAATTTCATCCCGTGCACGATGGTGCCGTAGGACGGACCCACCAGGTACCGGAACCACGACGACAGGATGCGTTCGCCCGACCCGGTGTCGTGCCACTTGTAGACGTAGATGACGTGCTTGCCATCCGCGTCATCAGTGCGCGTGCACAGGATCGACTCCAGCGACGTTGCCGTCATCTCTTGGATCTTGCCTTTGATGTAGCGCGGCACCTGTTCGCTTGCGCGGAGTGAGGTAAACGATCCAGAGGCGTCGGCTACACGATGGAACTGACGGATCTGCGAGTAGTCACCGCCCCCGGATCGCAGGGCATAATAGATGCCGTTGTCCAGCACTTCAGGGCGCACGTCATTGAACGCCTCAAAGGCTGTCGCGGGACTAAGTCCTGCAGTCTTCGGTGTGAGGATGGGATCGCCCTGCACCACGAACTGGGTGCGGTCGGTCCATATGATCAGTTCTTCCTCCAGTGGCGTGGCGAAGCTGAGATGCGCAACGTCCGCGTGCCCAGCATCGATGTCGATGGGGTCGCTGTCGAGCAGCGTCTTCACCGTGGTACGCCAAAAGTTCTGGTACTCGTCAGCCTCCGACATCACGAAGCGTGAGCCTGTGAGAAAGCCGATACGGTTACGCCAAAGGAAGAGATCCTCGATGGTGTTGTTGATGAACGATGGCAGTGGGTTGGAGTCGTCGTCCCCCACCCTGCGGTCGGTCCAATCCGCGTGGAAGATTTCAAAGCGGAACCCTTTGGTGTTGCCGGGGCTGTTGTCGTCTACCCGGATCATTTTCACCGGCATGGTGGTGTTGTCGATGCGGTAATCAGCCATCGGTGCCAGCGACTCTTCCCAGTGACCCTCGACCAGACCGAACTGGCGAGGATCGAACTTCTTCGACGTATGTTCCTCCTTGTTGGCGACGAACTTGGTGTAGTACTCGTCCGAGTCGTTGTCCTCGAGCCCAGTGATCTTGACGATGTGCCCGTGCTTGCAGGTCAATGGTAACTGCGACAACCGGGCAACCTCGGCGCTGAACACGACCAGGCTGTCTTGGATGTCGCCCGTGGAGTCCACCTCTATCGAGATGGCTTCGCGGTACTTCTTGTTGGCCACGTTTTGCAGCGCACCAGGAAGCAACTCCATCATCATCACCGGACCCTTCTGGGGCAGGGACACGAACGGGAAGTTGTTGTAGGTCGCGATGACCTCGTCCCAAATGATGAGTTCCGAAATTCTCTCACCCAAGTTAGTTCGGAAAGTGTTGTAAGCATCTTGGATGCCACCGCGATAGTAACGGTCTAATGGGCCGCTGGAGGTACTGCCTTCGTTGCGCTCTGTGAACAACCGCTTCACCACCTCATGGGTTTGAATGGTTGGAATCTGGTAGCCACGATGGAGTTTGTTGGCAGGGTCGTAAGTTGGGATGTCCTCCGGTTTGCCGTATCCTCTGGTTGTTCCCGGTGTCGTGTTTGGTCGGCGCGTGTAATCCAAGGAGAACGTCTTCACCCAAGATAGGGATAACTCCTCCTCGTCGCCCTTTTTCCACTTACCTTGGGCTGGATCCCACGTTCCCGGGTAGGAGCTATGTTCATCAGCGGTCTTGAATCGGACCTTCACCGCGTACCGGGACAAGGGGTTCGCCGTGCGTTGGAACAGGAACCAGCGGCGTGCGGACTTGCCAACATGCTGAATCAGCGGACCCTTGCGCCCCATCACGGCGAGGGAGTCCCATGGCGGCAAGCCGGTCTCCATCTTCGTCGTGACCGCCTTGTTCAGGATGTAGGTGGTGTCCGAGAGTGTCAGCACCTTGAGGTCACGCTTCGCGTTTGCCAGCAGACCGATGGGACGTGCCGGGAACGCTTCAAGGTAGTCCTTCACGGTGGTCTCCACTGGCCGCCGACCGTCCTTCCCCGACAGGTTCATCAGGGTGCCATCCGACAAGTCATAGATGTGGATACCCGGGGTCGATGGTATTGACCCCAACGCATTGTCGATGACCATGGCGTACTGCTCGTCGTTGTCACGGTCGATCCAGTGCACCAGCACCTCATCCTCGGTCAGCCCTACCTTGATCTGGTCAAGCCGCTTGATGTGCTCGACTGGCTGACGCTTGCCAAGACCGTCCACCACTGACGAGAATGCGTTGTCCTGCACCTCGCATTGGTTTTCTAAGCGGACCGTGTCCGGTTGCTGAGAGACGCCCCCAAGGAGGTTTTTGACGCTGGTCTGAATCGGCCCATCGCGACGAGCCATGCGTGCCCCCTAGTGTGTTGGAAGGTGAAGTGGTCCCCACAGACCTCGGTTAGCCTCTGCAGGTGCCCCGGTGGCCATGAAGTTGTAATCAGCCTGTTCGGTCTCCGCCTCAAGAAGGTTCCGCCAAGCGTCGTCCTCGTCCAACTTGGCGTAGCCCGCACGTACCTCGTCACCCATGACGCGGTTGCAGAAGATGCGCGCCGCCTTGATCAGCATGTACTGCCGTGCGGTCTCGGGCAGGGTGACCCATGACAGATACCGCACGATGTTCACCTTCAACGTGCCGTGCGTGAACACTTCGGTGTTCTTCCTGCGCTCGGCGTTGAACAGGAAGGCCCCACGTCGCACAAGGTCAACGTCAGAGTATCGACCACGGTCAGTATCGACGCGGATCCAGTCCTGTTGCCACGGAAACTTGCTATCCCCATTGGCGGTGATGGTCACTTCGGTCTCGATATTCCACTGCCACCCACGCGCTTGAAGTTGGCGATTCACTTCAGTCAGCGTGCGGATGGCGAGTGCAACCTCCGCTGTCACGTTGGTCACGAGACTGTTCACCGCGTCCTCGCCCACAAGGGCAAGCATCGTGTTCACAGCCTCTAGTTCAGACGTGTCAGCGTTTGGCATGGCCTAGATTTGGCCCTGGACAACGAAGCACGCCGACTCATGCAGCACTCCATGCCCGACGCTCCAGCCCGAGACGAAAAGCGTACCGAGGTACGGGAGTTGATACTCGGATTTGGTACCCAGGTTGTGCAGTTTGACGACCGCGACCGACCAGTCCTGCTGCCAAGCGACGGCGAGGATGTCGGGGAACATGTCGGAGTAGTAGTCGGAACCGAGTTGCTGCGCGTGTGGCGACCACGTTGATGTGAGTGCGCGGATATCGACCAAGCGGTTGGTCGGGTGGATCTGCATACCCAGATACTGCAGTGCTTGCGGGCGACCACCAGTACCGGATGCGCCGGTCTGCTGGTTGTAGTCCGCGCTGACCACCTTCTGCTCGTTCAGGAGGCGGTAGTAGAGCGCGGGCTCGATGGCGATGTGGCGACCGTGCTTCGGCACGTCGTTGATGTCCATGGACGCACAGATGCCTGCGATAGTCAGCAAGGCGTTCGCTGCCGTGCCCGTGTCGAAGTCACTGTCGAGCGGGTCCTTGTTCTCGGTGGCACCCCAGTCGGAGGCGTCGCCCACGATGGTCGCAGCGGTGTCCGCACCATTGATGATGGTTTGGAGCGTCATTATGTCCATCTCTTTCGCCAAGGCCCATCCCATCTCCTGGGCGTACGCGGCACGAGTCTCGAAATGACCCATGAAGTCATCGATGTCGTTCACCATGACCGAGGTCTGGAGAATGCCATTGATGTTGATGACCTTCTGGTCCCACTTCGGCTGGGACAGGTACGTCGGTGACGAGCCACCTTCCTGGATGATGTTTTGACCTGGGGTGTGGAAGCTCGCGCTCATCGCACCCATCAGGGGGAACTGCGCGGACTTGCCGCTGGTGATCGTACGGACGTTGATGCGCCCATCGGTGACTGTTTCGCGCTGGAAGGCTGTCAAAACCATTCCACCATACACCTTCAGGAAGTGCGTTTCTTCTGCGCCTGCGAGTTGGGTCTGGCCGTAGCGTGACGGACCCATGATGCCTTCGTTGGCCATTCTTCTGCTCCTGTGTTATAGAGGGGGAAATCGAAACTGTGTTCGATCTCGCTTCCGCATCTGGTCACAGAAGCGCGGAGTATCCCTCGCGAGGGGTCCGGCTGCGGCGCAGGCTTTCGCTTGATCAGGTGGATAGAGTGACCCAGAACGGGTCACCCTGTCAAGCGGCTACACCATGGACAGCGTCTTGGCGTCCACATCCGCCCGGTATGCAGCGTCCACGTCGTACTTGAAGCGACCGTCCGACATGCGGACGTTGTGGGCTTCGTTGCGCTCTGCCTCGGAACGGAACGCGGCGACTGCGGGGCCACCCGGGACACCCTCCAACGCATTGCCCTGACCCATGGGCGAGGCGTCGTAGCGTGCCACCAAGCCCTTGATAGCAGCCTCGCACACCGTCATGTCGAGGGAGTTGGCCTGCGACTCGATGGCTTGGATCTCAGCGTCACCGAGGTTGTTGCTTGCCCACTTGAGGATAGATTCCATGCGGTCCTCGCTGCCGAAGATGCCCCTGATCGTGTCTGCCCGGGAGTCACGGATCGCTTGGAGCCCTGCCTCATGGGTGGCGATCATCTCTTCGGGGATGCCTTGGGCGATGATCTCCTTGCGGGACTCGTCGCTCAGTTTGCCGTTCTCCATGAACTCCGCTTTGTACTTGTCGGCGTTGAACCCGCTGGCCTGGTCTGCCTGCGCATCGCCTTCCTTCTTGATCTGAAAGGCTGGGCCGTCTTCTGTCGTCTCCGTCGCGGGTGTCCACTCGGACAGCTTCTTCTGCAGTTCCAGATACCCCTGCTCGAGATCTTCCTGGGTGTTGAACTTGCCCGCCAAGAGTGTTTCCTGCTGCTCATCCTGCGGTCCCGCCGCTCCTGTTTCGGCCTCGATCTGCGCCTCCATCGCCTTTGCGGATTCCCTCATCTCGGCGACCTGATCGGATTCAGGTGTTTCGTGCGGTCGGTCGTGTACGTGTGTTGTGCCCATGATTTACCTACGCGGGTGCACCCGCGAATTGCTGTGCCACCTCGGCAATCGCTTCGGGTGGCGCGTCCTTGAGAAGTGAAGGTCCGAGTTTCATCGCAGCCTCCTGCGCTTGGGCAGCCTGCTGCTCTTGAGCCAGTTGCTCGTCGGACTTGATCAGTTGTTCGGTGTCGATCCCCAGGGCGACGGCCCGTGCCTGAAGATAGACGTTCATGTTGATGCTCTGGAGCACATCAGGCCCGAAGGTCTGGAGAGCGCCCGCGATGAATGTGTCCAGCCGCTGGAGGTCGTGCCCCCGTCCAATGGCGTCCAGACCGGTGACGATGACCGGTTTGACCTGATCGGGCAGGGGCTCGATCTCGCCAGCCTCCTGCATGTTGCCGAGGATGATGTTCACCAGTGGCAGTTGGAGGTCTGCCGATAGCAGGCTAAAGGTCTGCCCCAGCGTGTCGTCCAACTCGGAGGCCACCAGCCTGATCTCCTCGGCGGTGACTCTCTCGGCTTGGCGCGGCACGGTGCTGTTCATCAGGAACGCCATGCCCAGGTCACGCTTCAGGTCTTGGATCTCAGCCCGCACGATGCTGAAGTCGTTGAACTTGTTCATCTGCAGGGGGGTCGCGTCACCCTCGTTGCCGGGGATCATGTCCCCGTTCTCGGCCTTGGCGAGCTTGCGGATGCGCAGTTGAGAGCCCGGTCTGATCAACCAAACGACCTTGGCCGCTTGTGCGGAACCCTGCTGTAGAGCCTTACTTAGAGCGTCAAGGGCGCGAAGATCCCCCAGATATTCCTCACAGTGAGACCTTCCCCAGCTTTCCCCATCGATGCTTGAGCCCCTGACCGCGATGTATGGGTTTCGGTGCTCCTGGTGGGTGGTGACCTTGCCGAAGACCTTACCGTTGACCTCCTGCCACTCCCTGAAGATGAAACCCCCGTCGCCGTTGGAGTCTCGGCTGGTCATGGTGAAGACCTCGATGGGCTCGTTGGAGCTTCCCTCCACCCCCAGATGGGCCAATCTGGCCTTCACATCCGCCTGTAGGATCATCGGGGTGACGTGCTCCCGAATGCAAAGTTGCATGATGTGGTCGCGGGAATCCCGCTCGACCACGTAGGAATCCATCCGGTAGGTCCGTGGTGGGCGGTTCGCAGGGATGTGCAGGAGGGCATTCCCCGACACCTCGGTGTAGCGCAGCGCCTCGCCGACCTTGGTCCTGACCCCGGACATCTCGATCTTGTCCAAGACCATGTCCTCGATCTGCGCTATCTCCTTCTCGACCTCGACTTTGGAGTCCTTGTATTGCCCGAGAAGTTCAAGGGACGCCTCATCGACCGCCAGCCGGAAGAACTTGGCGTTGAGCGGCATGAGGGCGAGGGCCAACTTGGACACGATGTTGTTGACCGCTCGAGCCCCGAAGGACTGCCATGGTTCAGGCATCTTCTGGCCCTTGGTGCCGGGGAGACTGCCCTCTTCCTCTGGCATCACGGACGGGACGGTGTACCGGGCACACTCCCGAGCGCGTTGCAGGAAGGGTTCCCGGTCTATACGCAGCCGTTCGTAGACGTTGGAGGCATGGCCGTTCCCGCGACCGACGACATAGAGTTGTTGTTCCATGGTTCAGATGACGATGTTGAGGCCCTTGGAAGGTGTGACCCGGAGTCCCACCCCGGTACCCGTCAACTGTCGGCGACGGCCCTTGGGGATGACGAAGGCGGAACCTCGCTCGCGCCGTTCGGCGACCGTTGCGCCCGGGGCGGTGCTGACTGAGGTCGCGGTCTTGGCGATTTTGGAGGGCAAGTGGCCCCCGGGTTTACGGACCAGGCGGGTGAACATCTCAAACCGCTCCCGGTGCTCGCGCTCCCGGACCGCTTTGTCTTCTGTTTGGATGTTGCGTGTATGTTCGCCGGGGGTTGAGGTTACGCCACCCAGCAAGTCCAGCAGTCGGGCGCTGGTCTTGCTGTCCCACCCCATCTTCATCATCTGGTTGCGGGTGCGGCGCACAAACTTACGGATGCTGCTGGAGAGACTCACTGGCTCGCTCTATCTGGTCGGTTTGCGCCTCTTCGAGTTTCCGAATGACGCTCTGTTGACCGGATTGGAACAAATCCTCGCGCTCCGTGCTAGTGGGTGATGGTAGTTCAAGCGGGAACAGGACCCTCAGAGCCGCCAGAAAGGCGTCCGAAATGAGGGGTAGAGCGTCCAGCGCGTCCTCTGGGTATTGGTCAGCCACGGATCCGCCTCCCATACTCGCAGATCAGGAGGGCGTCTGCGGTCGCCAGCGTCACCTTGAGGTCAGGGAACAACTGCTGTGCCTTGCCCTTGAGTCGGTTCTTCCACTCGGTCTGGGACTCCCCCCTGGACTTCATCATGCCGTAGTGCTTCATCCATGTGCGGGGCAGGACTTCTTCATAGGGAACCCCGTGGACGATGAGGGCCATGCGCAGGCCCCCGTACCCCCACCCAAACTTGAAGGCTGCACCCGATGACATCTTCGGGCCAGCGTTGACCTTCTCGATGTAGGCGAATGCGCAGCCGAACCTCAAGCTGACAGAGATGTCCGTCTCGGTCGCGGGCATCTTCTTGACGGTCATTTCCTCGCCGTTCCACCAAGCAATCCCCCCCAACTTTCCGGGGTCCACGCCCAGAATGATCACGAGCCATTCTCCATGAGCCAGTGGCCGAACTCAGCGTGCGGTACCGTGTCCACCAAGGACTGGTTCGACAGGTTGAAAATCTCCACGCCAAGCCACTCCTTCATGTGGAAGGCCAACTGTCCCCAGAGCGTTATCGCCATCTTCATCGCCTCCGGGTCAGTAGCGTGCGGCTTGTCCGACTTGAAGAAGTAGTCCCCGCCAAGGTCGAGCCCGATGATGCCGATGCGCTTGGCCCCCATGAACGCGGCAAGCCAACACGCGACACCAGTTGATGTCGGGCCGAAGGGAATCGTCCAGTCCTCTTCCCAGTCCCAAGTGTTGAAGACGGTCTGGTACTCACCCCGGTCGAAGCGGATGTAGTCTTTCCCGAGACCCCATGGCTGGAGTGTATGCACGCGCTGTTGGTCGCGCACGGACTTGTCGTGAAGGATCGTCCACTCCGTTGAGTGCCGCGCCGTGCAGACCACGATGGACTTCAGCAAACTGCGCAAGGCGGGGGCCATGCCTTCGCCGAAGCGTGTGGGGGAGTCGAACAGCGTGACGTAGGTCGGGTCGAAGCGTCGGCTGATCTGGTTGATTCCTATTGAGGTAAACCTCTGAATATCGTTCACATTGAAGTCATTCACGCTTGGCCCCCCAGCAACGATCAGAACGGTCTCGCCGTCGTGTTTGTTGCGGTAGATCAGATCGGTTCGACTTTGTTGTGCTTCGCTTTGCATCCCTTCTCCTTTTGGATCGTCGAGAACGAGTCGTCGCACTCGATAGGCCACGGGTAGAACTCGGTGATGAACGGGAAGCGTTCAAGGTTGAGATAGATGTCGGTCGGCTGCGCTTCGTGTTCGGACTTCTCTATCAACTCGGCAGCACCTCCGGGGGTCACGTAGTACCCGTGTGCACCTGGCAGGTATTTCTTTGAGGTCAGCCGACTGAACCCTTCCTTGGGTGTCTTGAACTTTCCGTAGGAAGGCTTCCCGAGGTTGACCAGCATGTCGTCATCCCTCAACTCAGGCAGTGGTGACACGAACACGGCGTCGTGCTCCAAGATCAACATGGGCTCGTCCAAGTGGTAGCACTCACACCAGAGCGTGTGGTGGCTCATAAACGTCGCCATGCAGGGCTCAAGGCGAGAGTAGGTGTTGTTGTGGAATCCCTTGGGATCCAGCCCCCCGACTTCAAACATATGTTTGGGATCGTCCTCGGGAGTGAACGCCTTGACTGGGACAACGCGGACGCCAGCCTCGAGCCCCGATTGGATGCACCGTTTGGCTGCGTCTCTCGACTGGGCGAGGGATGTGATCGTGATGACGTAGGCTTTGCCTTTCATGCGAGTGTTGACGGTGTCCCTTGCACCTTGGTGTAGTACTTCTTGATCGTGCCCAGCATCCCAGGCATCAGTTGCTTGCAGAGCAGCGCGTCGTTGGGCCACGCACCATGCCTGGAAGCGAGATTCAGCGCGGCAGTGGCCCCCGTGGGACGCATCAGGTATGCGCTCGCCCCCGCGAGACCTTGTGGGGTATCCCGCTTGTCGATCCACGGCACCTCGGATACTTCGTCGGTGTGCGTCTGAACCATGAAGTGGTAGTGAGCAGCGCGTCGTGTTGCACCACGAGGATCGTTGATCCCGAGCACCGCGAAACGGTCGAAGTGCGGCTTGAACTTACGTGTGAACACCGCGTCGTCCTCGAGGATCAGCACTTCGTCCAGCAAGGCAAGTTTCCACAGACGGTAGTGCGACACGAACGTCGCGATGCGTGCGAGCCTGTTGGTCGTAGTGTAGGGGTGGAGGGTGAGACCAGCCCGAGTCTCGTGGCGAACCCACGGGTACGTCCACTCCAGTCCGTGCTGCTTGAGGAACGACACCGCGTCCCCTGGCTCGGTCGCAGGCAAGACCACTAGGTCAAACTCGTTCCCCAACTTCTCGTGCGACTCAAGCAGCCTGTCCGCACTTGCTTCGGACTGCTCGTTGCCACTGAGCGTGATGACGAAGGCTCTCATACCTTGTCGATCTGCAGGACGAAGTTGTCGTTGTTCTCACCGCCACGGAGGTCCCACTCCGTCACCCTGCCGACGCGAATGGTGGTGATCAACAGGTCGTAGAGATCGTTCGACCATGCACCGGGGAAGCCAAGCAGGAAGGGATGCTTCTTCCACTCAGGTCTCATGTGTGCAAACGGCCACACGTCCTCGATGAAGTAAGACCCACCCTTCTTCAGCAGTGGCCAGTAGCGAAGGAAGGTTGCAGTCTGCGCAGCGTGCCAGTGACACCCGTCATCGATGATGAAGTCGAGCTTCCCCATGTCCTTGGGTGGTCCCCAGGTGCTGTTCCGGCGGTAGTGGCGCATCCTCGGATCCTTCAGGACTTCGATGTCCTCGGGTGCGAACCGCTCAAACGTGTCGATGCCGGTGATGGTTGCGTTTGGGAGCCATTCCAACCAAGCCTGGTGACTGTGTCCTTGGTCTATCCCGATCTCCAAGAGGTTCAATGGTTCCTCCCGGCGTGGGCCGATCACCTTGCTGTACACCGAGGCAAACCCATCCTTGCCCTTGCCTGTCCCTGCGCGGTCAAAGATGGTCTTGAGGTCGGTCATGGTTCAAAGTGCCCGAATCGTTCAAAGGCGTAGCTGCGGATACCCTCACGGCCCGCGTCTATCTCAAGCCCGTTGTGCGCGATACAGGTCAACCCGTGCATGTCCATGAAGGCAAGAAGGCCATCGTGGGTGAAGTACCATAGGTGTTCGTTGGGCTTGTAGTGCTTGCTGGTCAGGGCGTCGGACTGATCCAGGTAGATCGGTGTCGATACGAAGACCATGTTCCGCACCTTGTCGAGGTAATCAGCAGGGTCAGCGATGTGCTCAAGCGAGTCCCAGAAGGTCATCACATCGACCGGCTGGCCTTCCCAACGGAGCACACCGAGCCATTCGAGTGCTTGAGTATCGATGTCGATGCCGAGGCAATCCATGTACTCACAGAACGCGCCACCACCAATGCCTACGTCAACCAACCCATCGTCTGTGAGAGTGACGTGTCCATTGACGAATCCTGCCCGAAGCGCCGTCAACACCCGCCCCATCGGGGTAGCGTCGAGCAACTGGTAATCAGTCCAGTAGTCCTTCATGCACGGGCCGTCAGGCGGCAAGAACCCCCACCCCCGGTCATCCCATTCCAGTTCGCTCATGGGTGTTTCTGCACGACTCCGTTCGCCAGCCATCGGACAGTGTGATGTGATCGTTCCCTCATGGTGTAGAGGTGAATGCGTTCAGGTGGCAGGTAGAGGTTGGCCACGAACATGGGTCCTGACGCTACGCCAACGTGCAGCTTGGCGTTCGCCATCACGTAGCCGACGTGCTTCACCGAGGTGCGCAGTAGTGGATCGTCTGACTCGCCGCCGACAGTGATCATTTTCAGGCCCAGTTTCGCATAGTGACAGAGGATCTTCTCCCGCTTCACCTTGGGCATCCTGCGCTCACAGTGGTCAGCACTGCCCGCGTCCCACTGCATCGTGGCGTATGGGCCATCAGGCAACTCATAGGCAGAGCCTACGATAGGTTCCAGCATCGGGTTCTTCGTGAGGTAGGGCGCGATGTCGAAGCCGAACTTCTCGTCGTAGCGGTACATGCCAAACGTGTCGCCGTAGTAGTAGCACTCCGCGTTGACGCCCTTGTTCTGGAGGTACTGGACCCATTCCTCGTTTGACCCCCCCCGGATCTGGTGAGACTGGATCGATACTGACAAGTCTGGGAACAGATCAATGATGTCCTTCCATGACTGCTGCTTGTCCACGTCAGGATTGCCGCTCACAACGTGTTCCCGTGTCAGGTGCAGCGTCACAGGCTCACCCACAGCCTTGCCGTAGAGATACCCAAGCATGACGGTGTGAACGCGGTCACCGAACCCTGGACAGGTGTAGGGGGTGTCCTTTCGCCGCACGCTGCGTGCTGGCACGGCGATGTGTTTCACAGCGTCTTCACCAACTCGGCCACGTCCTCGCCCTGGTTCTCCAGATGGTCGGAGAGGAAGAAGTGGACGAAGTGTGCGTCCTTGATCTTGTCGGCTTGGAGTGCGCCGTAGAGACCGTTCCACTGCCAGCCCAACTTGTGCACGTCAGCCCCACAGTCCTTGAGCCAAGTGTTGAGCAGCGTCTGGTCAGTGCTCCACTTGTATTGCCCCACGCCGTCAACGAAGTCCTTGAACTCTGGACGCATCAGGAACTCCCGTGGTGTCTGCCCTTCGAGGTAAGGCAGCAGGGTCTTGTTCATCACCATCACGCCCATGTTCAGGAACGGGTAGTGCCTGTCCCCGTACTGCCCCCACGCATAGCCACTGATCTTCTTCTTGTAGCGCCAGTTGATCGGCATTGTCTGCTCCACCACGGCAGCGAAGTCACCCTTGGCAGAGTCAAAGATGTTCGGGGCATCGGGCCGGATCCACACGTCCGCATCGATCACGGCAACCTGGTCGTACTCACCCAGATACTGGAGTGCGTTTTCCTTTTCAAAGATCGGCAGGTAGCCGAGTTTGCTGGCACTCTCGCTTCGCCCACTGGTCTTGGGGTCTGGGTTGATCTTGAGGATGGGGACAGTCTGCAGCATGTAGTCGATGTCGTGCCGCTCGCAGTAGTCGAAGACACTCCGGGTGCAGAACTGGTAGAGCTTGCTTTCCTGCCCGACAGCCACTTGGTAGATCAAGTGCTCCGTCATCTCTTCAACCACTCAGCACTCATCAGGTTGTCCCTCTTCAACTGGTGCGGCTTAGGATTGCCATGGAAGTAGGTGATCGACGTTTGCATCTTCCACGGGTTGTAGCCAAACAGGACGTGGCGCTTGTAACTCAACAACTTCCGGGGCTTGTCCTCGAGGGGCACCCAGCCTTCAGCCTTGAACAGGTAGCGCAACAGCATCATCTCGGATGGTCGTCCGAACAGTTGGTAGTTCTCCATCTTGGAAGCCTTCGCCGCTTGGTACTCGTCCCACACGAAGGCAGCACCCTCGTAGTCCCAGGTCCACACCCCGTTGCAGGCCACATGCGGGTGGAATGGGTCCATCGGTAGCCCCACGGGTGAGTAGGACCAGTCGAACAGCCACTGGCAGTTGCCCATGAAGACGGTGTCGAGTCCGACCCAGACGTGACGCTTGCCTAATTTCGGTCTGAGGTTCTCACGGTTCACTTCAAAGATGCGCGACCAGCCACCGACACCGGGTTCGGCGAACTTCTCCAGCCGCACCGAGTTGAACCGCTTGTCCTTCTTCAGGATCTGGTAGTAGTACTCGTCGCAGAGCATTGTGAGTTGCCCGTTGGGCACATGGCGTCTAACACCACGGTTTAGGCACTCGACGTACTTGGGGCCGTAGACGTTGTTGCAGAACCCGGGGAGATCCTCGCCCTTCCAGAGGCATGAGAAGACGCGGTTGGTCCTCTTCGCGGTTTCGACGATGGTTGGGAGCGTCACCACCTCTTCGGTGACTTCGTCAGCGGTGACGATCTCATCCTGTGCTGCGGCAGCATCCGCTACTGCCTTCTTCTTCGCGCCCTTGCGCTTCTTCTTCTTCGACTTCGACTTCTTCTTGCGGGGGAGCGGGAGCCCTGTCACTTCTGCACCTCCATCTCGCCCAAGACATCCTGTAGTTCGCGGACGGAGTGCGAGGTGAGGGGGTGATCATCGGGACTTCCGAGAACATCGCCTGCGAACTTGCGAACTGATTCATCTGACCATTTCAGTCGCTTGCCCTGCGCCAGGATGTCGGAAATCATCACCTTCTTGTCGCCCGTTGACGGCTTTGCCCGCTCTGGTGCGCCAAGACCAAACGCATCCGGTTCAGGCGCTTCCGTATCAAACCCTATCTCCATGGCCGCGTGCTGGGTCTCTGGTTCCTCGGTCCTCACGGACAGCACCTCGGCACGCTTCTCTTCCTCAACCTCATACTGGATTGCTGCGGCCAACGCAGTGCTGCGTGGTAGCTCACCACCGTTGAAATGTGCACGGATGACAGTCTTGCGAGCCATGGCCGCATAGTCATCTCGCCAGAAGTTGCCGTTCTTGGCAGCAGACCTGTTCCGACGCATCTCGATCTGCGCCTTGTTCATCACCAAGGAGATCGGTTCCTCACAGTTGCGCACGACGGCGCGGCAGTATGCGCCCACGATGTTGTCGTCCGTCTTGTCAACCTCCCAGTTGGACGAGTGATGGATCTGCCCCGTCGCCTCATCGTGGCCAAACTCGTCACCCGCGTAGACGCACTTGGCGGTGATCTTCAGGATGTCTGAGTGGCGTCGTGCAAGCTCAAGCATCCCCTTGTAGCCGATGATCAGCCCAGCCTTCTTGCCGTAGGGCACAAGGTAGACCTCGTCGAGTGGCCCCGGTTGCAGTCCCAGCGTGGCGGCTTGGTGGCACGCGGCGAAGAACGATCCCGGTGAGCACTGCAGCAACTTGTTCGGCTTGCCAGCGGCGTTGGTTGGCGACAGTTGCGCAAACACGTTCGCCATGAACGCCTTGATTCGCTCGGGGCCGAGCACGGCCTCAAGGGCCTCTTTGCGTTCGCGTAGGATGACTGCGCATGGGTGCGCCTTCTTGGTTGTCTTCTCGGTCATTCGTCATCTCCAACAAGGTCAACGTGTTTCGTGTTCCGCATCACCCGGCGCGCAAGCAGCCGTTCGCGCTCCACATCGTCCGCACAGTATTGGGCAACCTCTCGAGGGCTCATCTCGGCGACCTTCGCACCGGACGCAGTCTTCGGCGGCAGGCCAAACACCCGCAGCCAAGTGTCGAGTGGTCCCTCATCCAGCACATCCATGATGTCGAACACCACGTTGGTGTCGTAGCGGTCCTCCCGCACCGTGCGGGGCAACCAGGCTGGCCAGTGGATTTGGTGGAACGCACACCGCGCACGCAGGATTGGTAGATCAAACCCACGGATGTTAAATCCCACCATGCAATGAGGCCCGCCCTGATCCAAGGCTTCCAAGAAGGTGCGGATCAACTTGGCCTCGTCCACCTCATCCGTGACGGCCATCGCTTTCACCTTGCCACCCGCCAATCCCGCGTAAGCGATGGCGTAGATTTCTGCGCCGTAGAGTTTGACCGCTGCCTTGGAGACGATCTTGTCGAGTTTCTCGGTGATCACCTTCTTCACCGATTCGTACTTCTTGGCGTTGCCGAGTGCGATCTCTTCTTGGAAGGCAAACTCGAGCATGTCCTCCACGTCCTCCATCTCGTCAACCCGCAGGATCTTCTCTTGGATACCAAGCGTCTGGGCGAGCCCTTGGGCTCCCCGGGTTTCGATGTCGAAGACTTCTCCGTCGAGTGGCTGGATGGGGCTGTACATATGTGATTCGGGTGGGGTGATCGGATCGCCGCCCCATCTCGTCCCGTGCTCGCACCCTGTATGAAGCTCGCACGGATTGTTGTGGCGACGACCCAACTCCCTTCTTCCCACACTGAATCCTCGGTGTCAACGGGTTTGCATCCTTTATGATTCAATAGCTTGACGGGGAGAATTCCCTGGATAGGATGCGTGCACGGTCAGCGTGAGTGGCGTGTGGTGCCCCCCCCTCCTTCCGGTGCCACGGTGCAAGTGCTGTTGCGCACCAATGGACTGAAAACAGACAGCGCGTTCCGCGACCGAGTCCCCCTCGGGTTCTGACCAGCCCGGGGGGGGCGGTTTTTCACTCTCTGCCTATTGACGAACCGTGACGCGACCGCTACTCATCACGCCCATGTCCTTCGTGAAGATCCACGGCGTCATTCTCCGCTCAAGCATCTGGACCCTGCCACTGCATGTGCGCATCGTCTGGATCACCCTGCTGACCTTGGCCGACGCGGATGGGCTCGTGGAGGCATCGGTCGGTGGACTCTCGATTCAAGCTCAGGTCACCCGAGAGCAGTGCCAAGAATCCATCGATCTCTTCCTCGGCCCTGATGACGACAGTCGCGACGGTACCACTGGCGAGCGCATCGAAAAGGTGCCCGGTGGGTGGCTGGTCCTGAACCACGGAGAGTACCGAGAACGCCAAACAAGAGCGCAAGTGCTTGCTGCAGACAGGGCTAGGAAGCATAGGGCGAAGAAGAGAGAAGCGTTATCCGTGACGTTACGTGATGCCCGTCACGATTTATCTCCCTCAGAGGCAGAGGCAGAGGCAGAGAAGAAAGTACGTACCCGTCGCTCCGCTCCTGCCATCGACCTGAGTCTCTTCGACCTCTTCTGGGATGCCTACGACAAGAAGCGGTCCAAGGCCAACACCCTCAAAGCCTGGAAGAAGATCCAGCCCGACAACACCCTCGCATCCGTGATCATCAGCCAAGCCCGGGTGTACGTAGCCTCCACCCCCGACAAGAAGTTCCGCAAGGACCCCGCCACATGGCTCAACCAAGGCTGCTGGGAGGATGAGATCCTGCAGCCCGTACAGGAGGAACACCTCTCCAAGCGCGTCGGCAAGGACTTCAGCGGCCCAGCTATCCAGGACATCTAGCCATGCACGTACAGATCAAGACCAAGGAACGCACCTGTGAAAGCCACGGGATGACCTACACGTCCACGCTCTGGGCTCTCCCAGAATCCAAGGCTCCCACCTTGCTTCGCCAGTTCTGGAGCAACTGCCCCAAGTGCAACCAAGTGTTCGGGGAGTACTCCAGCAACCGCAACCCAGACCACTCCCGCAACGAGCGCGACCGAATCCAAAAGGAAGACGCTGGCATCCCAGCACGCTTCGCCACAAGCGACATGGCAAGCTGGATCCACACCATGGACCAACAGCGCGCCATCTGGCGCTGGGTCCGCAAGTACATCGACAACTTCGACCAGGCCCTCGAGACCGGACGATCCGTCGTCTTCCTCGGTCATACCGGAACCGGAAAGACTCACATGGCCATCGCCGTCCTCGCCAACCTTCTCAGCCAAGGACACACCGGGGCATACACCACCGTCATGGACATGCTCTCCCGCTTCAAGGACACCTACAACCAGAAGTCCAAGGAGACCGAGCGGGCCGTCATGGAGGATCTCACGACCTGTGCGATCCTCGTCATCGACGAAGTCGGAAAACAACTCGATACCGCATACGAGTCCGCACAACTCTTCCGCGTCCTCGACCGTCGCTACTGCGGGACACTGCCCACACTCCTGGTCAGCAACCTCGACCGCAAAGGTCTCAAGGAATTCCTCGGGGAGCCCATTGTTGATCGCCTCGGCGACAAGGGCGGCAAATTCCTCACCTTCGACTGGGGCTCACACAGAGGAAAACAATGCCAGAAAAACTGAAACCCATCTCAGTGTCGCGAATCAGAACCACATGCGAGGTGCCAGACGGTACGGTCCTTCGCTGGATCGTGGCACTGTTCCCCGAATTGGCCGACGACTGCAAGCTCTGCAACGCAGGGACTAACTATCGTGGGGCTACCTCCTTTGAGATCGAGCACACCATCCAAGCACCACAACCCGCCGGACCCATCCTTCTCGCCCCACTCTCCGGCGAGGACGCGGAGGAGTGAGGTGACGGTCTATCTCTCCAGCCCGATGAGCCAACTCCAGGCCGACCACTGCCGGGGGATGCCCGTGCTCCTGTCGTTCGGTGCCTACAAAGGGGTAACCTGGATTGACGACTATGTACCGTCCTTCCCCAGATTACTGATCGATTCAGGAGCCTACTCAACCCTCAACACTGGCGTCTCCATCGACCTCGACGCCTACGCGGAATGGGCAAGCAAGTTCACCAACGCTCGCGCCATCGCCAGCCTCGACGATATCGCTGGGGATTGGGAGCAAGGTCTCCGCAACTGGGAGAGATACCCAACCATGTTCCCCACCTTCCACGACACCGACCCCTGGGAAGCACTCGACGCCATCCTCGCCAAGAAACCCAAGTGGATCGGCCTCGGAATGAAACCGCCTCGGACGATCTCGTCATGGCTGGACGAATCACTCGAGCGAATCCCCGCCAGCATCCATATCCATGGCTGGGCTCTCCGCGCATTCTCCGACCGCCAACGTCTCGACTCATTCGATTCCACCAACTGGTTCCGCGATGCGTGGAAGATCAAGAAAGGACTCCCATGGCTGACCCACGGCGAAACGCTTGAAATCATCGTCAAGCGATACCAACGCGAACACCGCACCGTCAAAACAAGGAGCACTACCCCATGTCTGTTCGATACCCAGTGAGCGAAATCTTCTGGTCGATTCAAGGAGAGAGTCATCTTCGCGGCTTCCAGATGGCGTTTTTGCGCTTGGGTGGTTGCTCGGTTGGATGCCCTGAATGCGACACCGCCTACGCGGCAAAGTCCACCCACGACGCTAGGGAACTGTCCTTCCGGGTGGGGGACATGATCCCCTCATCAGCGAAAGACAAGTGGGTATGGATAACTGGCGGCGAACCGCAGGATCACGATTTGGTCCCACTCATTCGCGAACTTCGCGCCCGTGGATTGTCGGTCGCCGTCGCGACTGCTGGACACAAGCGGTTCACTCCAACGGTTGACTGGTTGTCTGTCTCACCTCACAAGGCAGAATCCTTCGTCCAGCGCTACGGGCACGAGATCAAGTTGGTGGATGGGCTCCACGGTCTCGATCTGTTTGAGTTCGTCGCCGAGCACAAGGATGGCTACACCGATTTCTGGTACCGCTACGTCCAACCACTCTCAATTGATGGCGTCGAGGATCCCGCGAGCCTGAAGCGGTGCATGGAGTTTCTTGAGCGGCACCCGAACTGGGCGCTGTCGCGTCAGGACCAGCATGTCGTGGGCTTCCGATGAGCAAAGTCATCGTTTTGCTATCGGGTGGCATCGACTCGTCCGTCCTCACCGCACACCTCAAGAGTAACGAAGACGAGGTGTTCGGGCTGATCTTCAACTACGGGCAACCCGCCTTCCCCAGGGAAGAAGAAGCGGCAAAGTCCATCGCCAACATCTACTGCCACGACTTCCGGGTGAAGAATATCGCTGGCCTGGTCGCCCAAGATCCCGGCGCGGTGATCTGGCCCTTCCGAAATGCCATCCTGATCTCCCTCGCAGTTAATTGGGCCGTAGAGGTGGGGGCTGACTCGGTCTACCTGGGCGCAACTCAAGGCGACTACGACGCCTTCCCTGACTGCCGACCCGAGTTCGTCGCCCTGATGCACGACGCCGCACAGCACACCGGAGTAACGGTATCCGCGCCATTCACCACCAAGAGCAAAGCATCCGTCGTCAAACTCGGCGAGAGCCTCGGCGTTCCACTCGGAGAGACCTGGAGCTGCTACTCAGCAGAGAGGTGCGGAGGGTGTATCGCCTGTCTGACACGCGGGAAGGCACTCAATAAAAACTGACCCCACCTCGCCAAGCAGGGCCAGCCAAACCGTCGATCCCTCCCAAGGACCAACCTCACGGATCCATACCACCCACATACTACCACGCGAGATCATCACCGTCCTCGGCGGCGGAAGGACTACGCACAAAGGAGTAGGGAAATGTCCCTACGCACTAGTGCTAAGGAAAAATTGCCGAGGACCACCACAGGGGTATTTTCTCGCCCCACCACAACTATTTTCACCACGAGAGCCCCATGCCATCCTGTCTACGCACTTGTGCGTATTGACGGCGGATACCCGACACCCTTACCTCTGTACGTACAACCAACACGATTGGTGTGAATCTCTGGGAAACGCACCTGGGGGCCGGGACGCAGACTGGCGGGGGTGAAAAAATTGGGGCATATATTTCTGACCGCTAGTACTAACGTTACCCGTCGCTAGCGCCCCCCATGCCCCCCCCGAGGCGTTTAGATCCGCGCCCACGCGTCTTGCTCGATCTTCTCCTGGCCAGCCTGGATCGACGCAAGTCCTTTATATACGTGCGCAGGTACGCGTCTTGTGGCATCGGGAGGGAGTTTCATGGTAGACTGAGGGAGGGTATGTGTAGGCGTGGCAACGGGTTAGGGGTTGGATGTTCTGATAACGTTCCTTATGTATAGCCCAGCGGGAGGCGGGCCGCAGAGCCGGGGTTGAGGCGGGGCCAGGGCGGGTCGAGGCGGGAGGCGGGTTGTGCTCGCTAGCTAGCTAGGCCGATGGAATAGATCAACGCGTGCTACCATCCCCACCCAATGCCAGCCAGTACCGCCCCATTGCCCCCAGAATGCCGCCTAACTGAGGTTGTCCGTCTTCACGTCCAGAGCGTGCTGCGAGCGTGCGGCGGCAACACAGCGAAGGCTGCGAGGTTGCTTGGAATCACTCGGCACCGCGTTGGTGAGAAACTGAAGGGCCGGGAGCATGGATTGAAGGGAAGACCGGGGAACAACCAGACGAAGCGGAAGGAATCTCCGAGATAGGTCAAGCCGTGACCCCACCGCTACTTGAGCCTCGCCATTGAATCATTCTTGATTCGTTCGGCATGGTTCTTTCGGTTTGGACGTGGTTAACATGAGGGGGCAGTGTTTTTTGCCCCCACTACCAACGGAGACCGAACAATGAACCTATCCGAGACAATCACGCTGATGCGCAAGACAGCAAAACTGGCCAAGGCCCCGTACGCATGGCCGGGAGGTTACCCGGTCTACTTCCTCGCCGACGATGGGGCGACCCTTTGCGGCCCCTGTGTTGCGGACCGATCCAACCCATGCCACGTCAACGGGCAGGCCGATGGCTGGCGTATCGAGGCCCCGTTCATCCACTGGGAAGGGGAACCCGAGACATGCTCCCACTGCAACGCGGAACTTGAATCCGCCTATGGGCCGGTCGAAGACTAGCCGCCCCCCGATGATCGGTGCCGGTTGCACCGACAACCATTCGCCCCTAACCGGGCAACCCCAACGGAGACGAAACGATGACAGAACGACGCTACTTGACGGTCTTGCTAGATACCCAGCCGAATGACTACTACGTCCTACGACTCCTAATCGCCCGGGAGAGCGACGCGGATACCACATACGTATCGACGCAATGGGACGCCGATGGTCACCTTCCCGTGATGGCGCTGGGATTTGCCCAATGCAAGATCCGAATGCAGTTTGGCAAGGGCGAAGACTTCCTTGGAGAGAAGCGTGATCCAGCAAAAGACCGATTCTACGCTCATGAAAACGTCCACGTAAGTGATTCGGAGTTGCGCGATGCGGAGCGGAACATCAAGTTTGCGCGAACGGTGGACAAGGCGAACCGTTCGATCATCGGTGATGTCGATGACCGGGCGGCGTGGACATATATTGCCATGCTCTCCAAGGCGCTGCGAATTCCGGCGAGTCGGATCATCGTCCAGATCCCCGGGTTCAACTCGGAAGTCTATCGCGGTTCGGAGTGTAGGTACCGGGTTGAAGAGTCGTTAGCTACGTGGCGCGGGTTGGAAGCTCAAGTCTAGCCGCCCCCGATGATCGGTGCCGGGTCCGCACCGACAACCATTCCGCCTAGCCATCCGGCGTTACAAGTAGGACGGCACCAACGGAGATTGAACGATGACAACCGAAACGATTACTCTCGCCACTTTGGCGGCGGAAGCCCTGGCCTACTTCAAGCGGGGCGACCGCGAGACAGAAGGGATTGGCAAGATTCTCGTAACCGACAACCCGCCCGACTGGGTGCGCGATATGTGCATGGAAGCCCACGAGCACGGTGCCGAGTGTGGCCCGATGATGCCGAACGACTGGCGCTACGAGTTCATCGGGGAGGCGCTCGACATCATCGAGGCCAAACCGAACGACGACGACGACTTGCACGAGCGGTTCGACGAAGCATTCAACACGAGCTACTGCGAGTCCTACAAGCGTACCGCGTGGCTCGCCAGCAGCGGCTACCGGCCTGGATACGTGGACGAAGCACAGGCCGAAATGGGCGGCGGCGGCGACATGATGACGGCCATCTGGTACGGGATGCGTGCCGAGGCTTCCGAGGTGTTCCACAGCATTGCGGACAGTCTGCGCCAGCGAGCCGAAGAGAAGGAGGCCGCGACCGATGTCTAACCCGAAGCACACGCCTGAACCGTGGGAGTACGACGGCAGATCCCACTCCCTGACGACGGTCCATTGCATCATGGCAGGACCGCGCCAGATAGGACACGCCCACGATTTTCTTACGGTCGATGATGGCAACCAAGCGAAGGCCAACGCTGCCCGGATAGTCGCCTGCGTCAACGCCTGCGCGGGTCTCAACCCGGAAGCGGTGGCGGACGTGGTCAAGCTAGCCGAGGAAGCCATGACCGACAGCGCCACGATTGATGGCGAGCATGGTGGCCCGGGCTGCTTCTACTGCGGCACCGAGGAAGGACACAAGGACGACTGCCGAGCCAGCCGTATCCTATCCCGCCTGCGCGGCGAGGGGGGAGCATCGGACGACTTCATGCACGCGGACGGTTGCGCGGCGAAGATCGAGGGCGGGGCTTGCTCCTGCGTGGTCTTCCCAAGCGGCGAGGGGGGAGCATGACCACCCCCTACGACCACCGACCCCTCTCGCGCTACGGTCTGCTGGCTGTGATGCTAGCCGGGGTAGTCTTCTGGCTGTGCGTCTGGGGAGCTTGTGGGTTCCCGGGGTGGGTGACATGAGAACCCCCGCAGAATGGGCGCAGCAGATGACTTGCCCTACATGCAACGCGGTCCCCGACGACCAGTGCCGGAACCATGAAGGCCACCCGATGCGGAAGCCGCACAACGCCCGTTACAAGGCATGGCGGGACGTGGGCAAGCGACTGGAGGAAGACTTGACCGTCAAGTACATGGCTGCAGTGATAGCCCAAGAGGAAGGCCTCGAATACGAGGCCGTTCAGGGGGTCCTCCGAGAAGACCTAGCCAGTGGCGCTGTTATCATCCGGGACGGACGGATGGTGGTGCCCTAGATCGATCATCGTTCCCCGGCTTGTCGTCGGGTAACTCCGTGCCCTCTGTCGTGCTCCCTTCCGAGGCGGTGCGGCGGGGGGTTTTATTTCCCGACCTTCCGCTTCCGAGGAATCTGCCCCGTGAGGATCCAGTTGACCGAGCAGTGGAGAGCCTTGGCTAGCGGTTGCAGCCATTCGGCGGCGAGCTTGCCACTGACTAGCCGCCGGTTGAACGTGGGGATCACGGCCCCGCAAGCTCGAGCCAGGTCGCGGCGTGACAGGTGCAACTCTAGCCGCCGCGCATCGACGCGCTTCCCGATGTCGCTAGCCGGGGTAATAGCCTCCGGGCCTTTCTGGTAATCTGGCACGCTGGCAGTATGACTCAACTCTGAGGTAAACGCAACGAGCCAAGTACCACGATGAGTGACTAGCCCCCCGCAAAACCGGCGGCGATCCTTCTCCCAACATCGAGGATCCCGTCCCCCGCTAGCGTGGTGTTGTCGGCGTTGACCCGGGCGGTGTCGGCATCGACCACCACGATGGCGGGGTCTTCCTCGCTAGCCAGGGTCACAGCACGCCGCACGGTATCGACCCACTCCTGGGTGAATTGCCCGGTGTCTTGCTGCTTCACGATGGCCACGGTGAGATCCCCACCGGTCACCCTGGTCTGGAACAGGGTGCGGTAGTCGCTAGCCGCTTGCCGAAGGTTGGCCAGGAAGGCGTCTGCCAGGGCGCGTGTGCCCACGTCCTCGCCCGCGCCGAATAGTAGGGCAACACCCCGAACGTCCGGCACAACGGATTCTACGGCGTCCAGCGCGGTCTTCGCTAGCCCCCACTCTGTGACCACCTCTGCGTAGATGTCCGCGTTGTAGGCTAGCCAGTTCCCACCCGTACTCGATGCGTTGCCCAGGCTCGAGGTGTTCCGACCCAGCTTGAAGAGGTAAACCGTCTCGTCAGGGTGCATTGTGCCCAACGCCACGCCCATGCTGATGTCAGGACCGTAATTCGATGTCCCATCGGTGGATGTGTTGGAGTTGCTATCCGTGTCGAGGGCTTCCCATGTGTTGTTGGCCCAGTTCCACGTCTTCACGTTGGCCATTGGCTCGCTGTACGCCTCGTCGGCCCCGTCATCCAAGTAGGTGCCAGGGATGGAGCCAACGCAGTTGTCGTCGCCAAGGATGACGTAGACCGGGACGCCGAGACCCGGGTTGGTGCCCTTGCCGGTGACCAGGCGGGACATTTCCTTGCCCATCGCGTCCCCTTGGGTGACGGTCGCCTCGCCCGTGTAGAACCACTTGGTCGCCCCGTTGCTGCGGTAGAGCAGATCGGCTGACACGTAACTCACGTTCTCATCTGCGGCTGCGACTTGCTTGATCACGTTGCGCGCACTCAGAAGGGACGTGAGTTGTGCAGACGTGAACCCGGGCACCGTCTTCGGCGGCAGATCCAAGACGATGGGGGTGGTGGCGGATGCGTAGTCCGTCCGAAGGTCCAAGATCAGTTGGGTCAGATCGACCTTGAAGGCAGCGTCTAGCGTGGGGCTTCCCGCCACCGCTTCGTTGTAGCCCACGCCCAGGAAGATCCCGAGCATGTCCATGGTGTCGCCGCGCCCGGTGATCAGGGTGTTGAGGGCGGTGTGCCCTGCCGCGATGTTGGAGTACGACTGGGCGTAGGTCTTGCCCCACCGGTTCGATCCCGAGTTGCCCACCACGCCAGGGTCAGTGCGCTTGAAGACCGCCATGCCAGACGGGTGGGACTCGCCCAGCAGCCAGCGCCACATGGAGACATCCATCCCCACGATGGCTGAGTCCCCCGCGTCCTGGGTGTTGGACTTGAGCCCACCGGGCAGGGTGGTGTAGGTAGTCACGGCTCCCGCAACGTGGTCGTAGATGTCGATGCTGGCCTCGGCGTCATCCCAGCGGTCATCCTCGTTGTCGGTGAGCCAGTCCTCCGACAGAGAGCCTAAGAATATCTCCTGCCCGAGCATCATGTAGGTTGGGTAAGCTGCCATCAGTTGATCCAGTTGTGGGAAGGCTCTGCGTTGCTGCCCTGAAACAGGGCTCGCTCACTCCAGTCCTCAAGTTGTTGGTCTAGCTCATCAGCCTCGCGCTCCTGCATCTCTTCGTAGAAGTCCAAATCCAAGGCTTCCTCAAAGTGTGCCACGCCCAGCGATAGAGCGTCAATGCGGTCATCCTTCTTGAGGCAGTCGGGATCCCGGGTGATGTGAGCCATTTGGTAGAACAACTGGTGCTCCACCGCGTCGGCCTCATGCACATGGGATGAGCGGATGTCGCTCTCGATAGCTGCCTTGCTGACGATCAGCCGGTGTGAAGCGATGACGGGCTCGAGCGTGCTGCAGATCCGGGGCTGCTTCTTGCCGGTGACGTGGACCCCCTCGATCTCGCAACTGTGCTCCTTGCGCAGGAAGGGCGCGAACAGTTTGCCCCACATGCCCATCCCGAAGTTCTTTTCCACGATGACCTTGTGTGGCTTGAAGCGTTTGGCGACGAGGGCCAGTCGCTTCATCGTCGCATCGCTGTCGCCCTTCACGAACCCGCCGCAGTCCAGCAAGTGGAGTTGACTGTTGAGAAGTTTGAGTACCACATAGCCCAACTCGTCGGTACCCCCTGTACTGGGGTCCACCGCTAGAATGCACTCGGTGTAGGGCATCATCTTGCCCTCGTGCACCGCGTTGGGGCCATGCCAGTCCTGACCCGCCAGACCTGGACACGGCAGATCCAAGACCAAGTTGACGCTTGACCACCACTGCTTCTCGGGTGCTTCGCGGTCGTCGCAGTCGGTGACGATCAGATCGGGGAGCTTCAGCGGGAACCGGTTGGACTCACCAAGGGTCGGCGAGAGCATAAACTGCAACATCCAGCCATGCGGCCCCGCCTTGCGTTCCCGCTTGAGCAACTCGCGGTCGCTGAAGCGGGCGGGCTCGGTCGGTTTACCACGTAGGTCTGGGTCCTTGCGAAGGTCGTCGCGCAGAATCTCGGCTAGGCGATCACCATAGAGATCCTCCATCTCTTCGTCGGGGTAGCGTGCCGGGATGATGACCACGTTGTGACCCGCGTGCTCCAGTTCCCAGTAGAGTGACTCTTCAATTTGGGGAGTACCCAGATGGCAAATTTTAGGGGGGAAATTCTCGGGGAAGTCGTCCGCAGATCGCAACACATATGCGCCCAACTCCCTGTTCTTCTCACGAACGCGAGCCCTCATGGAAAGCGTTGCGCTGTTCTCTTTCGACTCAATGTCGTCAGCGAGGATGTTCGACGACCGGCAGCCTGTGATCTGATTGGAAAGTCAAAGGATGCCAAGGCTACGAACAGACGGAGCGTGTGCCTGTGTCGCACCCTTGACATCGAATTGCACCGATGAAGACCGTTGCTCGCGGTCTGGGTAGAGGTGTCGGGTCTCGGGCATAGCCTGAATCAGATCCAGCATGTAGTTCGACGACTCGTCGGCCTTGCCCTTGCTGCAAGACACGTTGAGGAAGCGTCGCTCCTGATCGACGTACAAAACCTGGTTGCCCTGCGTAGTACCGATGATGGACTTGCCGAACCCACGGAAGCAGAGCACCACGAGGTCATCGGGACCGTTCTGCATCTGGTCCACGAGATAATACTGCAACCGGGTTGGCGGTGGCAGCCGGTTGGCTCGCCACGCACCAGCCAAGAAGTTGCGCGAATCCAGTAGTGGGTCTGCTGCGGTCACGATGTGCAGGCCACCGCGATGACGCAGGCGGTGAGGATGATGGCGCACACCACCAGGATCCCGCCACCGTTGTCGCCGTCTTGCCTACGCCTCGACAGCAACCTCTTCACCTCGTTTCTTGCGGAGACCATCGCGACGGATCATTGTCGCCTTGTGCACACCGTAGCCAAGGCCAAGGAACTCGACGAGGTTGTAGACCGCACCGAGCCAGTTGCCGCTGATCACGTTGCTTACCAGACCACTGACTGCCGCCCTACCCTCGGCGGTGGCTGCCACCTCCTGCGTGGCCTTCAACCACTCGCACCCACAAAGCATCGCGGCAAGGAGAAGGAACAGGAACGCTAGCTTCAATTTATAGTTCATCGCTTGTCTCTCATGGCTTGGACAGCCTGCTTGACTTCCGACTGGCCTTGGAACAGTTGATCGAGGCGAGTGCCTTCCTTGGTGAGAGCCTCGAGAATGGAGCGCAGGAGATCGACTTGTTGTTCCGCTGCTTGTCTCATGCCAGGGTTCTTCCACTCTTGAACGCCGTCTGGTCCTGGGCTGTGCATTTCGAGTAGATCCTGAGTGTCTTCAGCCATCTTTCTGACAAGACCATGAAGTTGCTGCAACAACTTTACCCGGTCGTAAACGGTGCCGATCAAACGCAGTTTGCCCGATGCCCACATGAACCATGGGACCACTACAGCAGTGAACACCAAGACAATCCATTCCATCGGGGTCATAGCCCCACCTTACCGGGCCGAACCGGTCACTGGTAAACCCTTCGATCTTGGTCGCTTGAGTTGCCATGTCTGCCGCATGTAGTCATACGAAGACTTGATAGTACGATGCCTTAGCTGGCAGGGGGCTACCCCCCCGTCGAGAAGCTGGCAGGGAAGGGGTAAAGGTCAGCAAGTTTTTCTCCTAGCGCCTGGGCGTTGCCGTTCACCGCCACCTTTCCGGTGACTGCCATGAACCCGAAGTCTTTGAGGAATTGGCGAGTCTCTTTGAGAACCACGTCGGTAGGGCCGTCCTCGCAGATCATCTGACCGTGCAGATACCGGACCATCGCCTTGAACAGATCGTTGGGTTGTGGGTTTTTCTTGCTCATGTCGCTATCCAGGCTTTCACCGTGTTGGTCGATCCCGCCTCGGCAAGGATGTCGATGCGGAGATGCGCGTGCACCCTCAAGTCTAGGGCTTTGTTCACCCAGCGCCCACTGCCCACCCGTGCCCACCCGGCGGTGGCGTGGTCGATCTGTTTGATGAGGAACCAGGCTGCGTCAGGACCACCGCGCCCGTAGACGATGACATCCACCTCCTTGTTGCTGGTACCCGGGTCGCTGGCAGCATCCACGTAGAAGTCGAAGCGGCGTTCCCCTTCGGCTGGCTGGTGCACCGAGCCCTCGAGCGCCGTAACCGCTGCGTAATCCCTGTCCTTGGCGTCGAGTGACTCCACCTCCCCCGAGAAACCAGGGTAGTCCCCGCTGCCCTTGATCCCAGCCAGGGAGAAGGTTGTGGTGGACAACACCGTCACCGCCTTGCCGCCCACGTTGGCAGCCAAGTTGCCGATCACCCCCGTGATGTCCACGGTGTCAGCGGTCACCAACTCGTGTGGATCACCCGTAGTGATGACGACGGGCAGGGCGTTGGTCGCCCCGCTGACGGCCACCTTCAGATTGGATCGGATGGGGTAGGTTCGCTGCATGGCATATCTAGTAGTTGTTCCAGACCTTGGGCTTTACCCTTGGTCTCTGACCACCGGGTGGTGAGGATCAGGATGCGTTGTTCCAGTTGCTGCCGCTGCCCTTTCATGTGGATCAACTCCTTGTCCAGAGCCTCAAGCTCAAGCCGCGCAGCGCCGAGAAGGCCCGCTGCGTTCTCTTTCAGAGTAGGGGGTTGCGCGTTCTCGACAGTGTCGGGCTTGTTTCCTTCTGGCATGTCGGACATTCAAATGTGTACTCCTTGTTCTCGGTGCGTTTGGCATCGACGTAGAAGAATCTGGTTTGGCACTCGTCGCAGATCGACCACGCATCGTGCTTTGTTGTTGCCTTGAATCGGTAAGGGTTGCGCTGCTTCGGCATCAGGTCACGCTGTGTGCGGTGAGCAGCCCACCACTGAAGGTGAAGTTCTGGGTGCTGAAGTCCCCGTCTGTGAACGAAAAGGACGTCGTAATCCCATCGGTGCCGTTGTGATTGAACACACCGTTGGCCCGGACCTTAGCAGATGAGTGCACCATCTCCAGCGGGACCAAGTGGCCAAAGGCCCAGTAGCCATTCGATGCCTTGATCCCACCCCACGCAGACATGGTGTTCTGAGCGGTGGCGTTGGCGGCGTAGCCCCCGAAGATCATGGACAAGGTATCCGTTGTCCTCCCATAGAAGGCAGAGCAGAAGCCATGCGTGGCGTGGTAGTGAAGCTCGTGTCCAAACCCTTGGTCTGCCCAAGTGTTGACCTGCCCGTTCCGTGTGGTACCAGATGCGCTGGCACCACCGTCAGCCAGCACGTTGCCGTTCGCGTCCAAGATGTGGTCCGGGTCTGGGAGTCCCGCGACCCCAACCTGAAGGATCATCCCCGCATTTGTCAGGCCAACCATCGTCGTGCCTGCGGACTTCAACGTCATGGCGTCCGTGCTGTGATCGTAGGTGATGTTGGCGCGGTCGCGCACCGTGTCCGAAAACCGGATTGCCTGCACGGCAGCGGACACAAAGTTGATTCCGACGTTGGTCGCACTCTTGATCAGCAGGTTGTCATCTGCCGCCGACGCAGCACCACCACCGAAAGCAGCGTTCTGGATGATCACCTTGGCGTTGGCATCCAACGCCGCCACACCCACTGATGCCTTGCCGATATCGGTGGTGTTCTCGGCACTGAAGTCGATTGGCCCAGACATGGTTCCCCCCGCCAGGGGCAGGTACAGTAGGAACGTCGTGTCAATCTCACTCTCGGTGTAGTACCTGCCGTCATGGTCGCCGCTTGCATTGTGCGCGGTCTTGCTCCAATGCAGATCGGCGTCCGCAATGTGCGTGTCGATGGCGGCGTGACTGTTCGTTCCGATGTTCAGCAGCAAGGTGTGATTGATGGTCCCTACCGCGAAGTGGAGCGACGTGTCGTCAACGTGGGTGTCCAACGCCGCGTGGTCATACGTACCGATGCCCTCCAACTCTCCATGCGCAGAGTAGCCACCGCTATCAGTTGATGATTTGGCTGCCAGTAGTGCCTCAAGGACTCGTAGCTTGCGTTGGGTCTCGTCTTCCGTCATATCAGATCATCCACTTCTTCAGCGTAGTAGAGACACTGGAGTATCGCACGGTTCAGGGCTTCCGGGGTAATCGTTGCCCGCGTGGAAAACTCCACCTCCAGCGTGGGATGCGGGGTGTTGCGGATGATCTGCACCAGAGCGGAGGATGCTGGGGCAGTGGTAAACGTGATCTCTGTTCCGTCGTCGCTGATGGACAGGTCGGCACTGCCAATCTCAAACTCCACCCCCGCAACCTTCACAGTCAAGTGGTCCACCGACAGGTAACCGAACCCAATAAGGAACGTCTCGGTCGCGCCATCGGCAGTGTACTGAGTCTCGGCGTTGGCAGTGAACAACACGTTGCCGGTGGTGGCAATCGTGGGGATCAGGATGCTCCACTCAGGAGACCCGTAGGTGACCATGACACCCGTGGCAGAGATCGTCGGCACCGGGGCACTCGATGTGAAGTTACCGACGACCGAGACGTTCCTTGCATACCCGGTGGCCGCAAGCGTCCCAATCGGGATAGTCATGGCACACGATCCGGTCATCGTTCGTCCACCAGTGGCGGCGATGGCGGGCACAAGGGATGTGAACTCGGACACACCGGACACACCGCCGACTGGGCCCACACCATGCGCCTGCATCTTGGGCACTGGTATGGTGGTCGCCGAGATGCCTGACGGATCGATGGTCCCAGGCCAATAGAACCACTCCCACT